GTCTCAGCGATCTTCTGTTCCGCGACAGTCCCTTCTCCACCGGGTCAACGTCCCTTGCGGATTCAATGGCCCAGATCATGGGTGGCCCGGTGTACGGAGTGGCGAGCCGCATCCAGCGTGGGTGGAACCTGATCATGGAAGGCGAGATGCAGCGGGGGATTGAGTCGGTCCTCCCGGTCGGCGCGTCCAACATCCTGAAAAGTGTGCGGTTCGCAACCGAGGGCGCTACCACCTTGCGCGGCGACCCCATCGCTGGCGACATTGCAGCGTGGAACGTGGCCGCTCAGTTCCTTGGGTTCTCCCCTGCGGACTACACCCGACAGTTGGAACAGAACGCCATGCTCAAGGGCATCGAGAAGTCGGTTGTACAGACGCAGACCAAGGAACTGCGGAGGATGTTTATCGCCAACCGGCTAGGTGACACGGCGGGGGAGCGAGAAGCACGCGACAAACTGGAGGCGCTATACGCCAAGCATCCGGGGCTCGGTAATCTGGAAGCCACCATCAAACGTTCGATGGCCCAGCACAAGCGTACTACCGAACGGATGCACCACGGGGTCATCTTCAACAAGAAACTTGAGGCGGAACTCAAGGGAATTGTGGATGACTGGGAGCCGTCAGACTGAAAAAAACCCCGGCGCATTGGCCGGGGTAATCAGAGAGGAGAAACAAAGCGAGTGGCGTTGCACCACCCGGGACGGGAGCATATCACAGCACCCTCCAGAACCGGACGCCCAGTTTCCCTCCCTCTATCCGCTCGGCTGCTTGTAACGTCATCTCGTGATCTTTGGCAATAACCCGCATCTGCCGCATAAGTTTCGTGATGTTCACTGCGGGTATGAAGATAGACGCCCCCACGACAAACTGAGCCCATACAACTCGTATGGGCAACCCGTCAGGGTTCAGTTCAAGCCTGTGCGTCGGAGAGCGCCTTCCTTCCGGCGATGTCATCTTCACGATCCTCGTTCATAAAGTCGGCGCAGTCCAGCACAAGGGCGTCGGTCGGCGGCAGGTTCATACGGGTCCCCTTGCCGATCCGGATCTTCTTCGTCACCGCCTGCATCGACCCTGACTTCAGGTTTGACAGAATGTCCTGATACGGCAACTGCAACTTCAGGCACCACTCACGGAACGGCTTGGGCAGCAGGTACAACTTCTTTATGTCGTACTCGTATCGGGCAACCAACTGCACCCGTGGGGTCGAGTCCGGAACGATGTAAACATCCTGCGCCCCCAGAACCCGGGCGTCATCCGTACTCTTGATCCGCAGCACGTTGTTGTAGTTCTCGGCCAGATAAGAGGTGAGGACGCTCTCGGCGTCATCGTTCTCGGCTTGCACAGAAGTCTTGTTCACCTCTATCACACCAACCACCCACTTGAAAAGGTTGGATAAGTCGTAGTTATGCAACCCAAGTTTCTTGGCAACGATCAGACCCGTCAGCGCCGCAGCAGCCTGAGATGACCAGAACCGATGGGGCTGCGACAGCGCCGCTGCCTTGTCGATGCGTTCCTGCACCGACCGGAACAAGTCTTCGACCTCCTCCTTCTTGCGAATCACGTACTGCATGTACGGGATATGGGCGGTGCCGTGGTTCATGTCCAACTCTTTGTTGAACGCATCCGTAACGGACTTCTCCCCCACATCTGTCTTCTGCACGTGGTGTTCCAGAACCCGCACAGCCTCCGCTTTCGGCATTGCCTTGTACAGCAGCACCCGGGAGATGAGGCTGGTGTTCCCACTGCTAGCCACTGCCATGCGCCACGGGTCCCCCCGATAACGCTCAGTATTGCCAGAAGAACTCAGCCGATTGCGTTGGCGGTAGCCGGTCAGGTTGTAGAGAAAGTCGCTTGCATCCTTGGGTGCGATGTTGGACAACTCGTCCATCGTCAGGAAGACGTTCTTGAAAACTTCCGCCCGGTTCATCTTGGAATTCATGGTGTCCCGTTCCTGACACATCAACTCCTCCGGGTGCCCCCATACGCTATTCCCGATCCGCAGGGCGGCAGTCTTGCCGAAGCCGGGGTCCTTGCTCCATGCATGGAACAGCGCCGCACCGTCTGTACTGAACGCGACCAAAGGTGAGCCAAAACTCAGCCCGAGCATGTACTGGTGCAGTTCCATACCGGGCCGGTTGTAGAACTCCATCAACTTAACCCAACCCTCCAGCGTCCCCTTGGACTGGAACCCGTGCATGACCAGCGCCGTCCTGTTGGACGGGGGGTTGTGCTCGATTCGGTCCCCAAGGATTTCCTTCGACCCAACTACAAACGCATTCATGCTGGAGTCAGTCCAGCCGAACTGTTTGCGGGCCACATCCGCGCCAACCTCGGATTGCAACTTGTTCACCCACTTTGTTACGTAAGACATCAGCCCCTCCATGTTTATGACGGCCACACCGTTCATCGCCATGTACTTGCGGAACTCGTCCTTGGACAGGATCGAAGCAAGCGGGACGGTAAATTCCCGTACGCCATCCTTCGGCAAGTGCAGACGTATGACCACGCCTTCACCAACTTCCGGATCAGACAGCCGTCTCAGTACGTATAGATCGTTGTGATACACAGGAACTTCAATCGAGTCCCCGTCTTTGTCTTTCTTGCGAAGGAAAACTCCACCCTTGACACCCCGGAAGTACGGGGCGGGGTACGCAGGGATGACATAAGTCTGCTTACCAGCGGTCGGTGCAGCCTGCGGGGTGTCCTCAACGATGTTGTCTTCTTCTGAGGCTTCTTGAACTTCCCGGCCCAGCACGATTGGGCTCTTGATCTTGCCCTTATTGGGGCACGACCCGCACACCCCCGGATTCAACTTATCGAACGTGTCGCAGGTATACGGACCCCGGATCTGATCCAACTTCTTTGCCGTCTCGTCCGAGTCATAGTTAGGGTGCCTGCTTGACATGCGGTGAGCCGCCTTGTCGGCATCCACGCAGAACTTGGCAATCGACAGCCCCCCACGCCACAGTGGCTCCGGTATGTTTTCCTGATCCTGAATCAGGTTCAGAAGTTGAGCGCACCCCCGACCGTCAGCGGTCTTCATCAGGATGGTCTTGAAGACGTTGCGGTAGTTGCCCAGCAACGCCGAAGCAACATCATCCTCAAGAGCAAATGTCGCGTTAGTGCGCGGTTTGGCTTCTGCTCCTAAAGTTGTTCTGAACTTATCAAAGATCAGTGGCTCACGTAGATCACCAATAATTTCGACGGGCTTGGCCGGGTCATCCTTGAAGTTCAGTGTTCCCGGGACACGCAGGACTCGTGCAATGTCCGCAGTCACAGCCGGGTCGGCTATGAGGTTGTGCTGTACGCACAGCGCCTTCAATCGCTCGGCTACCGGCAACCACTCTTGTGGGGGTACCGGCTCGGTCAGGAACCAATACACATGGATCCCGCGCCCCGAGTTGACCAGCGTGGGCCTTGGTAGCCCTACGGCCTTGCAGAACTTTTGCAGTGCAGCAAGCCCGTCCTGTTGCCCCCCGGGGTAGCCTTCTACCTCGGACTTGTGGGGGCCACAGTCAATATCCAGAAAGAAGCACTTCAGGTGCTTGGCATTGTCGGCTCTCCGTGACTTGTCAGTTGCGTATGTAGCCAACCCAAAGTAGGCATCGAAACCTTCTTCCTTCAGGTTGTCCGCTGCGGCACATGCAGCATCGATGGAAGGGTACAACTTCTGTATGACGCGCTTCTTCTTCGGGTTTGCGCCGAACACACAGATGTACCCATCACCTCCAAGGGCTGCGGATAAGAAGTCTTTTGTCTGCATACCCGTGGGTGGTTAAGGTTGACGAACACAGACAGATGGAGCGGAGGTGGGCCGCATGAAGCAGCGTCTCGCAAAAGAGATGGAAGGAATTCCACAGCGGCGCTAACCCGCTGTCCCACCCCCGCCCCAAACTTTTATTCGTCGTCCCAACCAGCCACGAGATCATCCAGAGACCCGGACGACTCAGACTTCTTTGAGGCAACCTTCTTCGGTGCCTCTTCCTCCTCGATCACCTCAGCCACCGGCACAGGCTTGCTCGGCTTGGCCGGGGCGGGCTTAGCCGCCTTGGGCTTTTCCTCAGCCGCAAAAAGCGCCTCCTTCGGCTTGGCCGGTGCCACGGTCAACTTGATGGCTTCCTCAGCCTCAACCGAGTCACGCATCTCGCGCACCACCTCCAACTCATCTTCAGTGATCGGGCGCACCGGCTTGAAGACAAGTTTCGGGGTCGGGCTGGAAGTGTCAAACCGCATCTCGGTGATAACACCGGCAATGGGGGTGCGATGTGCCTTGAGGTGCTTGGCATAGGCTTGCAGGGGCAACTTACCCTTCTCACCATCACCGAACACGGAGGTTGCAGGCAGAATCACCTGATAGACCTCGCGCTTCTCGACCTCACCTTCCAGCAGCACGGCGATGCGTTGCTGGTAACGGCAGGCGCGGCTATCCCCCTGACCCGAACCCTTGACGTTCTGGGGGCAGTCCATGCACTTGGAGGCTTGCCGCTGATCCTCGGGCACGGATACATCCGGGGTTTGGGAGTTGGACGACCAGCAATGCGGAGAAGCGTTTTGCCCCTCTACATACGCACCTTCAAAGTAGGTGCGGTGGACGCTGGGTGCGGCCTTGATGATCACCACGCCCATCGACCGATCCTCAGAAGTGCGGTACTCCTTGGATCCGATCATTTCGCGGAACACGCCGCCCTTGATGCTGATCCGGCGCTGACCGAGTTCGCCACCCGCCAGCATGTTTGTGGTTTCATCGTCCGCAAGGGCGCTGAGGTGGGCGGGGACGCCGCCTTTGAAAAGGGCCAATTCGCTCATTGGTTTCTCCTGTTTGGTTAGATATCTTGATCTGCGGTTGCGTTCACCGGGGCATCCAGTTTGGCCTGCTTAGCGGCGTTGTGTGCCCGAAGAGCAGCATCGACTTCACTGATCTTGAACCGATAAGTCTTGCCGATCTGGATGAATTTGCCCTCAGGGATTACCCCTGTACGGACCCAAGATCGAACTGTGGACACCGAGACTTGGTAGTGCTTGGCAACCTGCTCTATCGTGTAGTAGTCTTCCACCGTTAACTTCTCCTGATGGTGATGGTGAATTCGCTGTCCACGTTCAGCCCCGGTGGCAGCAGATCGGGGTTTTGCTCCATGAACGTCTGGGTGTTGCCTTGATGCAGGCGCTTCTCCAAAAGTTCTGGCACGTTGTGTTCCACGATGAATCGACCCATCGCTTCCCAGTCATTCGTCCAGTAGCGCCGCTTCATTGAGCGGTAGAACACGCCTTCCCTCGTGCGGACGCTCTCGACGTTGTGATCCTTGCAGTACCCCAGCAGGGCCTGCTTGACGGTCTGCATGTCGGAGTCGATCTTTGCGATCTGCCCTTCATGCTCCTTGACCATCTTCTCCTTGGCACCGCGCATCTTGATGTAGATGCGTACCAATTTCTCTAGGGGTACGTTGCCCCCGGTTGTAGCAACCGTATCGGTCATTTTGTTTCTCCTTGTTGCGGGAAGTGGACTGTAGTTGTATTTCGTGGGCTAGTCAAGTAGCCTCTTGTACAAGTCAACTATTTGTGAGTGTACATCTTTTTTAGAGTCAAGCATTTGATAGACATGGCTTTCTGCGCCAGAACCTATCAACCGAACAACCGTGGTGGGGTGACGTTGCCCCGCCCGGTGAACACGTGCATTGGCCTGTTCGTAGGTTTCCAATGAACTTGTCGGCCCCCACCACACAACCGTGTCGGCGGCGGTGAGCGTCACTC